GCGTGCTGCTCAAATTATTGAGTCTAACATTGAAAAGACACTGCGTAATGAAATTGGACAATTCAAGGATGACATTCGTGTTGCTCGTGAAAATGATTTCGGCCGTAAGATATTTGAAAGTGTAGCCGCTGAATTTATGACTTCGTACTTAAACGAAGGCACAGAGTTGAAGAAACTGCAAAAAGTTGTCGAGTCGAAAAATACAAAAATTGCTTCCTTAACTGAATCAGTTAAAAAGAGCAGTGGACTTATGGAAAGATTAGATGGCAAATTGAGAGCAACTCAGGACTTAGTTGAAAGACAGAAAGTCATGAATGAATTACTAGCACCATTGTCTAAGGACAAGAAGTCGGTAATGAAAGAGTTACTAGAATCGGTACAGACAAAGAATTTGCAAGGTGCATACAACAAGTATCTGCCAAGCGTTCTGAATGAGGCTGTTGAACGTAAACCTGCGTCTTCCACGACACAGTTGAACGAGGCAACATTGTCTTCCAACACAGGTAACAGAGTGAAGGTCACTCAGGTTGAAGAGTCTAGCGATTCTTCAGAATTAAATCACATCTTGTCCTTAGCCGGCATTAGAAAGTAATCTAGGAGAAATTATAATGGCAACAAAGCTATTTGAATCAAACTGGGGCGCTACAAAAGAAGCCCTTTTAGAAGGCCTAACAGGAACCCGTCGCCAATCAATGGACGTAGTGTTTGAAAACACTCGTAGATACTTGGCTGAATCGGCAACTGCAGGCGCAACCCAAGCAGGTAATATCGCTGTACTTAACAAAGTCATGCTACCGTTAATTCGACGTGTCATGCCTACAGTTATTGCGAACGAAATCATGGGTGTTCAACCTATGACAGGTCCTGTAGGTCAAATCCACACATTGCGTGTTCGCTATGCGAATACCGCAGCTGGCGTAACAGCTGGTACAGAAGCACTTGGTCCATTCGAAATTGCTAAGGCATATTCGGGTAACGAAGTTCAAGCTGACCCTGCTGCTGCATCCACAGCACGTTTAGAAGGCGTACCAGGTAACAAGTTAAGCATCCAAATCTTGAAAGAGACAGTGGAAGCCAAAACTCGTAAGCTATCGGCTCGCTGGACATTTGAAGCTGCTCAAGATGCAAATGCTATTCATGGTATTGACATCGAAGCAGAAATTATGCAAGCACTTGCACAAGAAATCACAGTTGAAATCGACCAGGAAATGATCTACAAGTTAGGTTCATTAGTTCCAGTTGCTCCAACAACATTCAATCAAGCCGCTGTATCAGGTACAGCAACTTATGTTGGCGATGAAATGGCTGCTCTTGCTGTCATGATCAACCAACAGGCTAACTTGATTGCAGCTCGCACACGTCGTGGTGCTGCTAACTGGTGTGTTGTTTCGCCAACAGCGTTAACAATCCTTCAGTCTGCAACAACATCATCGTTTGCTCGTACCACAGAAGGTACATTCGAAGCTCCTACAAACACAAAGTTTGTTGGAACATTGAATAGCACAATGCGCGTTTATGTTAACCAATATGCGAGCGACGGCGATCCAATCTTGATGGGCTATAAAGGTCCTACAGAAACAGACGCAGCAGCTTACTACTGCCCATATATTCCATTGATGAGCGTTGGTCCAGTTATGGATCCACAAACATTTGAACCAGTCGTATCATTTATGACACGTTATGGTTACTTGGAACTTACAAATACAGCTAATTCCTTCGGTAATGCAGCTGACTATTTGAGCAAGGTTGGTATCAACTCTGCTACACTGAAATTTTATTGATCCAGAAAGGGAGTATCGAACAGGTACTCCCACTGTAGAGATAGAAATACAAAGAGCCCCTTAATTTGGGGCTTTTTTATGACCGAAACATCTTGATAACTTTCTGATAAATATATGAAACGGTAGGTAAACACATATGGCTCAGAAAATTAAAGTACAAGATGGCATTATTGTCTATTCGGCAGCAGACCCTGCTGAGAATGTAGATTTCACTATCCACGGACAACTGCATGTTGATAATATATCAGGTTTGCCAGAGACCCCGACCAGCGATACCTCAGCAGTATCAAAGAAGTATGTTGACACTGTTATAAGCGGGTTGGCATGGAAACAGGCTGCAAATTTACTATCGATCAGCTCTATTCCGCTGACGGGTACAAACCTTACTATAGACAGCCACTCTACTCTTACACCTACTCATGGCAATGGCTACCGTATACTATTGACAGGGCAGAGTACAGAGAGTGAGAATGGTATATATACGGCTACCGTTACAAATAGTCCAGCAGCAAACTCCTATTCTTTAGATCGCGCACCTGATGCCGAGACATACCAAGAATTGGTAGGCGCGTCTATTTTTATACTCGAAGGTACTGTGTATGCTAACACAGCATGGACTCAATCTAATCATTACCTATCGTCCTTCTCTGGGCAGGTTTGGGTTCAGTTCGCCGGCGCTGGTTCATACACGGGTGGTACCGGCATAGGTATCACTGGTACAACAATCTCCAATACTGGTGTATTGAGCATCATAGCCGGCACAAATATTTCCGTATCTGGCGCTACAGGTAATATAACTATTAGTGCTACAGGTACTGTACCTACGGCAACATCGGCGGCAAACATAGCAGGCGGCACCACAAATAGTCTTCCATATCAAACAGGTGTTGGTGCCACATCATTTTTAGCACAAGGCACCGGAGTCTTGCAAGAAACGGGTGGCACGCCAATTTGGACAACAACGCCAACATTGACCGGTACAAATTTTAGTGCTATTCCAAATGGATCATTATCTAATAGCTCTATAACTATTAACGGTAGTTCAGTTAGTTTGGGTGGTAGTGTTAATATCACTGGCCTTCCGCCCCAAACTGGTAATAACGGAAAATATTTAACAACTAACGGAGCAAATGCAAGTTGGGGTACACTTAGCAGTTCACTAACAATCGGATCTACGTCGATCTCGTTAGGGTCATCAAGCACAACATTGGCAGGGCTGACATCAGTAACATCAACAACATTTGTTGGTGCTCTAACCGGCAATGCTTCAACTGCAACAACAGCAGGTACAGTTACAATAGCAGCTCAACCAAGTATCACAAGTATTGGTACATTAACCGGATTAACGGTAACAGGTACAACAAATCTCGGAGCTATCGGAAATGTAAGTATAACAGGCGGCGGCGCCGGGTATGTATTGACAACAAATGGTTCCGGGGGATTGAGTTGGTCCGCCGGTGTACCGGCAGTTGGCGGCGCATTTGTGTATACCCAGACATCACCATCAACAATCTGGAACGTGAATCACGGCCTGAGCGCTCAGTATGTTAATGTAGAAGTAATTGATAGTGCTGGATATAGCTATACCGGAAGATACGACTATCCAACAATACAGTTCGTAGATACTAATAACTTAGTGTTAACATTCAACTCAGCGGTGTCAGGTTATGCCGCTGTGACATCGGGCGGCGGTGCAGCAGGCCCGGCCGGCACATATACCGCAGGTGCAGGCATCAATATTGGCAGCGGAGCTATTTCTAATACCGGTGTCCTATCGTTTAATACGAGAACCGGCGATGTATTGCTTACAGGTAGTGATGTTACTACTGCTCTTACATATACTCCATATAATGCGACCAATCCATCGGGATACACATCTAATGTAGGCACGGTTACGTCTGTCATTGCAGGAACCGGATTATCCGGGGGAACTATTACTGGAAGTGGAACTATTTCTTTAGCGAATACATCAGTTACCGCCGGTACATATACAGCAGCCAATATCACGGTTGATGCACAAGGGAGGATCACGAGTGCGGCAAACGGAAGTGGTGGCGGCATAACGAGTTTTAATACTCGAACCGGTGCTATTACCTTAAGTAGCCTTGATGTAACAACTGCACTTGGATACACACCTGGGTCGTCTAGCGGCACAGTGACATCTGTGGGTGGTACTGGTACGGTGAGCGGCCTAACATTAAGTGGATCAGTCACAACAAGTGGTAATCTAACATTAGGTGGAACGCTGAGTCTAACAAGCGAGAGTGTAACGACTGCCCTCGGGTTTACCCCATATGATGCAACCAATCCATTGGGGTACACATCTAATACAGGAACAGTTACTTCAGTTGGTATGTCAGTACCAAGTTTCTTATCTGTCTCCCCGTCATTTATTACAACAAGTGGTACACTTGCGGTTACCTTAAGCGGTACAGCCTTGCCAGTAGCGAACGGTGGAACAGGGGAAATTACAGCTCAACTAGCAATGAATTCACTGGCCGGAGCAGTTACACCAGGGAGTTATCTAAGAGGAAACGGATCTAATGTAGTAATGAGCACAATACAAGCAGGTGATGTGCCTACGTTAAACCAATCGACCACTGGTACTGCCAATGTCGCATCAAATGTTACAGTGGCAGATAATTCATCCCCGTCTATCGCATACCCTCTATGGACGCTAGGTTCCGGGACGCAACAGGTGCAAATTACTAGTGCCAAGTTACAATTTGCCCCAGACACCGGCATATTAACCTCGACCAGCTCGATTGTTGCTAGTAGTTTTAATGCAACGTCGACGGAACGAGTTAAGGAACAGATAAGAGATTTAAGTAGTGCATACTTGAGCAGGTTTTCTGAATTGAAACCGCGAGAGTACGATAGAAAAGATTATACAGCACACGAGTTTGGATTTATAGCAGAAGAGATGGTGAACATATATCCTGAAATAGTAGGCCGAGATTCGGATAATATTCCTAATAGTATAGATTATAGTAAACTTTCTGCAATATTGACAGGAAAAGTTCAACAGTTAGAATTAATTATTGTTGAATTACAAAATCAAATGTCGCGAGTATTAACTTTACTAAATGAAACACTATGAATTGACCTGCGAAGTTAGACGCTAACATGTTGGCTTAATATAAGCCGAATCCTCTCGATTGCTTTTGCATTGCAAAAGCTTATTTTGGCACCCTGATGCATTGGACGGGGAAATTGCCCTAGGTTAACCCAACAATATCCGCAGTTTTCACTATTGAGTTCTGGGATAAATTCATCTACCACTACACAGACGAAACTATAGTATCGAAACTGTTTATCTTTACTCTGATAGATATCAAACGGGTAAATCCTTTCAATATCTGGTATAAAATTCATTTCTTCAAACAGTTCACGTAATAGTGCCTCCTTGGGCTGCTCACCTTCTTCTACCATGCCACCAAATAGCGACCACTGCATTGGGTGTGTCTTATGTGGAGAACGGAGACTTAGTAATACTCGTGAGGTTTTAGCGGACACAATTAGCGTGCCGACACCTACTTTATTCGTAATTGTTAATTGTGGTTCCATCTGGCGCTTGTATAATATTATCAATTCGCCAATATCCTGGTTGATATATTCCGAAGTAGGTATAAGTCCACTCCTGCGTAGCGGAATCAAATGTATATTGACTTGAGTTTGTAGTATTTACTACATAATTTTTTCCGATAGAATTTCGTGAATCAAAAATAACAACCCACTCTACACCATTGAATTGTATAATATCATTTGGATATACTACAAGATTCTGTCCCCAAGGACTTGTAGGAACATTAGGTGGTATTACCGGACCTTCTCCTCTAGAGTCAGCTGATGTTAGTAGATATCGCTGACCAGCTACAGCAGTAGGTAATCCGTTTCCGGGATAAACTTCCATAGGATCAATAATATCGTGTATAGGTAGAATTGTATTTCCGGGGAGGGTATCTATATCGGGAGTGAATATAAGTATGTTTTGATGCAACGGGTCTTGCGCGATACCACCTATAATATCAGAATCGTCAACATCAAGATCAGGGTCTAATTTTAGCCTTATTTTGGTGATATCGGGAGTGATCTGCCCATACTTTTGTATTAGGTCTTGCCAGCTCAATGTAGGGTCGACTTGTCCAAATTCGTTCAGCAACGTGATTTCTTCGGCACTGCCGTTCTTCGCAACAGAGATTCGATAACTGCCGACTGTGGTAACAATCTGCACAGGAATGCCGCCGAAACATGTGAACGGGTCATACTCACCTACCGCACCTACTCTAATAGCATTTACATCAGCAACATCAAAAACTTGTGTAACAATTTCGGCGATAAGACCACTTCTCTTAAGTTTAGCAGGTGGATTAATCCATCCTTCAATCTTAAACTTGAAGCTCATTACATCTCGGTCTTCTGTTCCTCCCTGCGGAATACTGCGATTTGTCCAAGTAAAGTCTTCCAGCCAAACCTCAAATATGGCTGTCCAATCCATTGTATTGCCGTTCTGCATAAGCTGTATCGATGGGTTGAAAATCATCTGGATCTGTTCCAATATCTGTAACTTGGTTGTTACATTAGTTGTCCATACATCTAACTTGAATGTAAAATCATAAGGAACAGGCATGTATCTTTCGACGTCTTGCCGAACCCCGGACCCAGCGCCGTATTCTTGAGTGAGTGGATCAAATTTTCTTTCCATGACAGATGACTTACCGACAAACTGTGGGTCCATTCGTCTTTTCTCGTTCATCTTTATGCCGTCGATATATGCACTGAACATCGGTGATGGAAGCATAGTATTTTCGCTTGCACCTTTGATTAATTGAGCTACCATAGACGATGGATCTCCGTACATAATCGGCACACGTTGAATTGTATATAGTCCGTTTGCGTCAGGACCATTTCTAACTTTTATGTCAGAAAAAATCCGCATAAATTGTAATAGGTATCGGCGTGTCTGACCGTCGTAGAAAAAATCTGACATTAGTTGCCCTTCCTTGCTGCTCTTTCGTCAGCGATTTTAGATCGTGCAGTTTCGGCAGCAGTAATTGATTTCTTTCGATCTGCATATAAATCAACCTTCTGGCGAACAATTTCCGATACGGCTTGTTTTTCTGGTACAACAGTACCATCTGATAATATAGTATCTTTATTATTATCGATAAAGCTATCTAATACTCTGTTATAGGCAGTCCAGTGTTTCAACACATTCTCCTCGATGAGTTTATAGCAATTACCTTGTTTCTGAAATAGTCTTTCGGGGAAATAGTCTATGCGTAGGTAATATTGTCCATCTGTCATTCCTTCCGGAAAACTAATACCTGCTCCTACTAGTGGCCCACCATTTGGTGGTTCTCCATCACCCGAGAAATAGTAACTACCAATGACAGGATAGTTTGTATTTGGATCGAGATAGATATAGAGATTTGCACTCTCAAAGAATTTCGGATCAAAGAAAGCATTTTGTTCAGCTTCTGCAACAACGGCATCTGTGATACCAATAATCTTACAAAATAGGTTCAATGAAGAAGTAATATTCGGATTAGGACCGGTACCCGGATCACCGTTGCCATCAGCTGTATTGGTGAAGCCATCGGACATAATGCCAATCCCTTGTCCAACTCCACCATCGTTCTGTCCAGAAGCAGCCTGGTCTAATATTTCTGTAAACTCTACAGAAGCAGTCATAAGTTTTGCTCTCACTAACCAGATATGTGGAAACCACTTTTGTCCATATCCAGCAGCAGCATAAAGTGCATCCTGCACAACATAATAACGATTTATACCTACTGCATTATCGAAAATTGGAACATCTCTATAACTTGGAAATTCTAATACATCACCTGCAATAAGTTTTCGGCCAAGTGAGTCAATCATATCTGTATAGTGGAACTGTACACGAATCACATCTGAAGATAGGAAAATTCCGAACTGTGCCAAATCGTAGTTTACATCCTGCGGAACGTGGTGCCCACGAAGTTCGATAACATTTGGATCATATTTACGATTATTATTGGTTAGGAATAATACGTCTTGAATAGTTGTTAAAGAAGTATCGGTACCACCGTTCTCGTTTGTTGTGGGTCCGGTATACATATGAACAAGAATACCATCACCCGAAATCCTAAAGACTTCCCCGACCGTACGATCAGTGAAGTTAAAATCGGCACCACGGACGGGATTCCATAAACTAATTCTTGACATAATATGTTCTCATTTCTATTATTTATCAATCATACCCAATGTGATTTCATAATATACTCATTCAATGATAAATAGCTCAAAGCAGCAGACTGGTATTTATGCCAGACAGGTAATACCTGAACAGGAGAGCTTATGTCAGTAACACTCAACGCTAAAGGTACGAGTGTACCATCCTTTACAATCGGCAAAGGGGGCGTTACCATATATCAGGGACTAACTGATCCGAGTCTTTCGTACTCAATGAAGGACGGCGATTATTGGCTCGATACATCTATAAACGCTATCAAGGTTTACACTATAATAGGAAATACGTGGCAAGCACCACGTTTGGCAGACCTACATTTCTCTGGCAGCACCATTACTCCACCGAGTTCCACAAATTTAACATTGGCGGTGTCTTCAACCAATCAGGTTATTGTAAGTGGCGGTATTAGTGCCACTGGTGACTATGTTATAGGTGTCGGAAAAAAATTAGTATATGCCACTAATGCATATTTGACACCCGAAGATAATATAACCGGCGCTGTAATCGCCGGCACAACATCTGCCAGAGTTAAGGTAGCCGGAGCGGATGTCGGTGTATTTACATCAGCCGGCCTTGCTGTAACCGGGGCGTCAAAGGCGTCTCAAGAGATATCAGTGTCTGGCAGTTCTGCTAACTGGGCTGCGGCAGATCGAGCATTGGTAGATTGGAATTCAGCATCGTCTGCAATGAGACTTGTCGCTGCACGTTCCGGGTCTAATAGTTCGAATATGCAGTTTGTGACATATAATGCCGGCACCGGAAATATAAATGCTACTATAGATTCGAGTGGTAATTTATCTGTAATGAACAGTAATCTTATATTACCTAAAACTATCAATACCGGTATCATGGTCGATACAACAACGCCAACTTGGGGTTGGAGAGATATTGTTGGTGATATTATTATAAGGGGTACTACAGGTGGATCACCCCCGGTATATTCGGCCTGGTATGGAGGTATCGATCAGTACAAGTTTTCAGTTGGTAACGAAGCAGATATCGTGTTTCACGTTCCGAATGATTATGTACCCGGGTCAGATATGTACATCCATTGCCACTGGACCCTGCTGTCGGTTCTATAACCGAAACCGTCACTTGGTCTGCCACTGTAACTACTGCCAAAGGATTTAATCAAGCATCTTTCCCGGCACCTATTACTGTTGGTGTATCGCAGGTAAGTTCGACAACCGCATATAGACACATGATTGCTGCGACTCAATTATCCAGTAATGGGGGAAGCAGTGGCACACTATTAAACAGTGCCAACATTGAAATAGAAAGTTTAATAATCGTAAAAATAGCTCTATCCGCCAATACCGGATCAACCGGCCCTTTCTTGCATTGTGTAGATATCCAATATCAGTCAACGAATATCGGGACCAAATCGAAGGCTCCTAATTTCTACGTATAGAGTTAACATATCTACCTTTTGATAAATATATGAAGGTGGTTGCCTGCAACCCAACGATTAGATAAATAAAAGATAACGGAGAAATATATGGCAATTTTAATTTCAGGGTCTCAATTAGGCGTAATCACAGGTGGACCATCATCGTTAAATCTTGAAGATTTACACGATGTGCTTGTATCAACAGCATACACCGGGCAATATCTAAGGTACAACGAAGCCACATCAGAATGGGAAAATGTATATATCACTAGTGATGTTTATGGATACCTGAATACAAGTCTAACCGGAGCTAATGGTGTAAGTCTTACAAAAGACCCCGTCCTAAATACAGTCGGTATCTCATTGTCATTATCACTCTCCGGTGATGCAACTGGCAGTGTATCCGGCGGGGTTCTACCAGTCACACTAGCATCAGTTGCGGCAGATGTGGGAACATTTGGGTCATCAACTCTTATACCTGTTATAACAGTAGATGCTAAAGGCAGAGTAACTTCTGTAACCACTGAATCATTTGCAGGTACCGCTCCATTGGCAACAAGTATCGCCGGTGGTTCAACCGGGGCCCTCCCGTACCAAACAGCACCAGCGACAACAGGTTTTCTATCGGCTGGTACTTCAAGTCAAGTCCTTGTGTCAGGTGCAACCCCGAGTTGGACAAATACACCAACACTAACTGGTACAAATTTCACTGGCATTCCAAACAGCGCTCTTACAAACAATTTGTTAACACTCGGTTCAACCAGTATGGCACTTGGTTCAACAACAACTACTGTTACCGGATTGACATCAGTCACTTCAACAGGGTTCACTGGTGCATTAACTGGTAATGCTTCTACTGCAACAACAGCAACAAATGTAGCAGGCGGAGCCGCTGGTAGTGTTGTATATCAAACCGCAGGATCTACGTCAGCAACATTAGCAAATGGAACTTCGAATCAAGTTCTTGTATCTGGAACAACCCCGAGTTGGACAAATGCTCCAGAATTAACCGGTACAAATTTCATCAGTATTCCAAACAGTGCATTATCTAATAATACAATAACAATCGGCTCTACATCAACTGCATTAGGTGCAACAAGCACGTCACTGGCAGGGCTATCATCAGTTACTTCAACAACATTCGTTGGTGCATTAACTGGTAATGCTTCTACTGCAACAACAGCTGGTACAGTAACAACAGCGGCACAACCAAACATTACATCAGTTGGTACATTGTCATCACTAGGTGTGACTGGTACTGTAACAGCTGGTACATTCAGTGGATCTGGTGCAAGTTTAACGAGTATTCCAAACAGCGCTCTA